TGAGTAAAGGCGGCATGGCTAAAAAAGGTGTAATGTCTTACAATATGGGTGGTATGGTTAAGTCACAAGTAAATAACCTTAAAAAAGCTAAAAGGTAATTATAGTGGCAAAGGCAAAAAAAAGCACTACAGCTAAAAAGTCTACTGTAAACAAAGCGGGTAACTACACTAAACCGGGAATGCGAAAACAAATCTTTAACAGGATAAAAGCGGGTGGTAAGGGTGGTGCGCCGGGGCAGTGGTCTGCACGAAAAGCACAAATGGTTGCTAAAGCTTACAAAGCTGCAGGTGGAGGTTATAAGTAATGAAAGTAGACGCACCTAAAGGCTATCACTGGATGAAACAAAAAGATGGCAGTTTAAAACTAATGAAGCATGATGGTAAGTTTGCCCCTCACAAGGGGGCAAGCCTTACTGCTAACTTTGCAGTACAAAAGAAGCACAATGCCAAACAAAAGTAAAACACCTAAAGCAAAGAAAAAGCCAGCCGCCAAGATGAACTCTGGCGGTTTAGCTAATAGTCAAAAAAGCCTTAAGTCGTGGACTAAGCAGGATTGGAGAACTAAAAGTGGTAAACCTTCTACGCAAGGTCCAAAGGCTACAGGGGAGCGTTACTTGCCAGCTAGTGCTATTAAAGCTATGGATTCTAAGTCTTACGCTGCGTCTTCAGCGAAAAAAAGAGCAGATACAGCAAAAGGTAAGCAGTTTTCTAAGCAACCTAAGAAAGCGGCTAAAGCTTCCAAGCCGTACAGGAGAGTAACATGAGTAGGGTACTGAACGAAAAACAACAACTCTTTATGCAGGTCTTGTTTGACGAGGCTCAAGGTGATGTTGTACAAGCTAAGAAGCTTGCAGGTTATGCTGATGGTTCATCTACAAAAGCTATTATAGAAGGCTTAAAGGATGAAATATTTGAGGCTACAAAGACTTACATGGCGCGTCTTGGGCCTAAAGCTGCGGTTGCTTACGGTAGTGCTTTGGTTGACCCTACTCAGCTTGGTATTAAAGAAAAGATGGTTGCAGCAGGACAGATACTAGATCGTGCTGGTGTAGTTAAGACTGAGAAGGTTGCAGTAGAGGCTAGTGGTGGTTTGTTTATCTTGCCCCCTAAAGAAAGTAATGATGACTAGGCACTTTGCGTTTAATGACTTAGGTTATTGGATGCTACCTAAGCCTAAGAAGCTACGACATTGGGAAAGAATACCAAGGCTAGTAAAGTTTGTACCTTTTGGTTACGAGATAGACCCAAACGATGAACGTTGGTTAAACCCTATTGAGAAAGAGTTAGAACTATTAGAGCTTGCAAAGAAGCACTTAAAGCAATATAGTTATAGAGAAGTTTCTGCTTGGTTAACTACACAGTCAGGCAAAAGTATATCTCACATGGGCTTAAAGAAGAGAGTAGACCTTGAGCGAAAACGTAAAACAACTGCTAGAATCAAGCGTGAGCTTGCCAAAAGGCTCCAAGAAGCGATCACGCAGTACGAAACGCTTGAAAAAGAAAGAACAGGCTACTACACCTGTCCAGCCGAGTAAAAATGTTTCACGTGAAACAATTCCAGCTACAGTAATACCTGCGCCATTTGATGTAGAGGAAGCGCAAAACATTGTCTTTCAGCCTAATGCAGGGCCACAGACAGACTTTCTAGCTTCAGGTGAGCGTGAGGTGTTGTACGGGGGTGCAGCAGGTGGCGGTAAAAGCTACGCTACACTAGCTGACCCCTTACGCAACCTAAATCACCATGCTTTTAGTGGCTTGCTTGTACGTCACACTACAGAGGAACTAAGGGAGCTTATACAGAAAAGTCAAGAGTTGTACCCTAAAGCAATTCCGGGCATCAAGTGGTCAGAACGCAAGTCTCAATGGGTTACACCTAGAGGTGGGCGCATTTGGATGAGTTACCTAGATAAAGACCAAGACGTTATGCGCTATCAAGGACAGGCGTTTAACTATATTGCATTTGATGAGTTAACTCAGTGGGCTACACCTTTTGCGTGGAATTATATGAGGTCACGTTTACGTAGTGCATCACCTGAGTTAGGCTTGTACATGAGGGCTACAACAAACCCCGGTTCTGTTGGGCATCAATGGGTTAAGAAAATGTTTATTGACCCGTCTAAGCCTAATAAGCCTTTTTGGGCTACAGATATTGAGACAGGAGACCGTTTAGAGTACCCTAGAGGTCACACTAAAGAAGGTCAACCTTTATTTAAGCGTAGGTTTATACCTGCAAGTTTGTTTGACAATCCGTATTTAGCTGACAGCGGCGATTATGAGACTATGTTGTTGTCTATGCCAGAGCATCAACGTAAGCAGTTATTAGAAGGAAACTGGGATGTTAATGAGGGTGCAGCGTTCCCTGAGTTCAACAGAAAAGTTCACGTTGTTGAGCCTTACGATATTCCTAATAGCTGGGCGAAGTTCAGAGCTTGCGATTATGGGTACGGCAGTTGGACAGGTGTTGTGTGGTTTGCTGTGTCTCCATCAGAGCAGCTTGTAGTTTATAGGGAAATGTATGTCACCAAAGTTACTGCTACTGACTTAGCGGATTTGATATTAGAGGCAGAGGCAGACGATGGCACCATAAGATACGGCGTGTTGGACTCGTCCCTCTGGCATAAAAGAGGTGACACTGGCCCTAGTCTAGCAGAGCAAATGATTATGAAGGGCTGTCGCTGGAGACCTTCAGATCGTTCTAAAGGTTCTAGGGTGTCAGGAAAAAATGAGATACACCGTCGTTTGCAGGTAGATGAGTTTACTGAGGAACCCCAACTCGTATTCTTTTCTACCTGCACCAACTGCATAGCGCAAATACCTAGTATTCCTTTAGATAAGCGTAACCCTGAAGACGTAGATACTAACGCAGAAGATCACTTGTACGATGCTCTTAGGTATGGTATCATGACAAGACCTAGAAGTTCCTTGTGGGATTTCAACCCTTCAACACAGAGAAGCGGTTTTCAAGCTGCTGATCCAGTATTCGGATATTAAATATGGACCCAGATGATTTCACAACAGACTTTGAAACTAACTTAGAGTCAGGCGAGTCCTCTCACATTGAGGACGTTACCTCTGAGAGTATGCATGATCCTAAGACGGGTCACATTATTAACTTGGTAATGGATCGTTATAAACGGGCAGAAGATGCACGTTATACAGATGAACAGCGTTGGATGGATGCGTACCGCAATTACCGTGGCATGTACAACAATGAAGTACAATTTACTGAAACAGAAAAGTCTCGCGTATTTGTCAAGGTAACTAAGACTAAAACATTGGCAGCATATGGTCAGATTGTTGATGTACTATTTGGTAGTCATAAGTTTCCTCTTGCTATAGACCCTACTAAACTACCAGAAGGTATAGCTGAGTCTGTACACTTTGATGCATCACCTCAAGCAGAACAAGGCATAGATCAACTAAAAGAGACCTTTTCGCCTTCTATGTTTAGTTCTGAGGATGCAAAGCTGCAACCGGGCGAAACATTGGATAGCTTGCGTGAACGTCTAGGTAGCATGGCTCAGAAACTTGAGCCTGTAGAAGATAAGTTAATTGAAGGACAAGGTACACTACCTACAAGTATTACTTTTAATCCTGCGCTTAATGCAGCTAAGAAGATGGAGAAGAAAGTACATGACCAACTAGAGGAATCAGGTGCTAATAAACAACTACGTTTAGCTGCTTTTGAGACTGCTTTGTTTGGTACAGGCATTATGAAGGGTCCGTTTGCTGTAAATAAAGAGTACCCTAATTGGGATGACTCTGGTGAATATAAACCTAGTATCAAAACTGTGCCATCTACTAGCCACGTTTCTATTTGGAACTTCTACCCTGATCCTGATGCTGCTAATATGGATGAGGCTGAGTATATTGTTGAGCGACACAAAATGTCACGCTCACAGGTTCGTGCTTTAAAAGGTAGACCTTTCTTTCGTGATAACGCCATTGATAAAGCCCTCGGTATGGGTGAGTCCTACGAGAAGAAGTGGTGGGAGCAAGCAATGGAGGATGACGCTCAAAGCGGTAAAGCGGAGCGTTATGAAGTACATGAGTTTTGGGGCTTTGTAGATAGAGAAGTCTTAGAAGAGTACGATGTAGACATTCCTAAAGAGCTAAAAGATACAGAACAAGTAAACGTAAACATTTGGGTGTGTAATAACCAAGTCTTGCGTCTTGTTATGAATCCATTTAAACCTGCACTTATTCCTTACTACGCTGTACCTTATGAGCTTAATCCCTATAGCTTCTTTGGTGTAGGTATAGCTGAGAATATGGATGACACACAGACTCTTATGAATGGGTTTATGCGTATGGCTGTAGATAATGCAGCCTTAAGTGGTAATATGCTTATTGAAGTAGATGAAACTAACCTAGTTCCCGGCCAAGATTTAAGCGTGTATCCCGGAAAAGTCTTTAGAAGACAAGGGGGTGCGCCCGGACAAGCTATTTTTGGTACTAAGTTTCCTAACGTGTCAGGCGAGAATATGCAGATGTTTGACAAGGCACGTGTATTAGCAGACGAGAGTACAGGCTTTCCTAGTTTTGCTCATGGTCAGACAGGGGTGCAAGGTGTCGGACGTACAGCTTCTGGCATTAGTATGCTCATGTCTGCTGCTAATGGTTCTATACGGAATGTAATTAAGAACGTAGATGACTATATGCTTAAGCCTCTAGGTAAAGCGTTCTTTAACTTCAACATGCAGTTTGACTTTGATCCTGAGATTAAGGGTGACTTAGAGGTACGCGCACAAGGTACTGAGAGCTTGATGGCTAACGAAGTGCGTAGCCAACGTTTGATGCAGTTCTTGCAAGTAGCACAAAATCCTGTACTTGCACCGTTTGCTAAGATGGATTATCTTATTCGTGAGATTGCAGTTAGCATGGACTTAGACCCTGAGAAAGTTACAAACAGTCTACAGGACGCTGCAGTACAAGCAGAGATACTTAAACAGTTTCAGCAGCCGCTACCACAGCCGCCACAAGAGGGTGGAGTCCCTCCCGTAGGTACACCCCCACCTCAACAGGGAGCTAGGCCCACAGGCGCACCTCCTACAGGCCCACGCGACACATCAGGCGGTGGTGGAGGTAACATAGGGTTAGGCTCTGCACCTGCGCCGGGAGAGCAAGGATTTACTGGAAGGCCACAATAATGAGTGTTGCTTCTATGCTTGCTAAAGCTGCAGCTAAAATTATTAAAACTAAAGATGAGACTGTAGAGGCTTTGGGAGAGGTTTCTAAGAAATGAGCCAACTAAAAAAACTAGTAAACGATAAACCTTTATGGGATGCTTTTGATGCTGAACTAGAAGAGCGCATTCAGAGTAGTTATAAAACGTTCTCACAAACGGATGACCCTATGGTTATGAATAGAATGCAGGGTGCAGTACACGCTTTGACTGCACTTAAACAGTTAAGACTAAAGGTAAACGCTAATGGCTAGAAGTCCTTTCAGAAGTCATCCTAGTGCTATGACAGCAGATCAATACTATGATGCTGAAGCTAAAAAAGATGTATTAAGTACACAAACTGATAATATGCTTGCCCCTCAACAATCGCAAGAGGAACAAATTCAATTACCTAAAGAACTAGAGAGTCAAATAGAAGAGTCTACTAGATCACCTCTTACAGATTTTGGTACATCTGATACATTTGTAAACATACTAGATAATTATGGTATGAAAAAAGATGTACCTCCACCTTTAAAAACAGAGCTAAATGAAAGAGGCGTACCTGTACCTGTAGAAAGTCTTAGACCTAAACTAAGACCAAAATCTGTTGATCGTACCCTACCCTACGGTGTTGCACCAGAAAGTTCTTTACGCCCACAACTTAGACCTGAGAGTAATGAAGTAGATGAAAACTCATTTAGGGGTGCTATTGAGTATATAATAAATATGGGTTATCTTTTACAGCATCCAGAAACAGGTAAAATTTTAACAGGGCTAGATGCAAGTAACAAAGATCATCAAGCCGCTATTATAGGTTTTTTTAAACAAGCTAGTCCCGGCTTTAATCCAAAAAAATCAAATGGCACTCTTCATTCTTGGTGTGCAGTTTTTGTTCATCATGTTCTTACTAATCTGGGTGTAGATACTCTTGGTCCTGACCAAGGTAACTATGGTCCTAGACGTTCTGCTAATGCTTACAGAAATTATGGAACTAAAGTAGACGGCCTTGAGAATGCTCAAGAAGGTGACATAATAGTTTGGGATTTTAAGCCTAAAGATGGAAAAAACATAGGTACTCATGTAGCTTTTTATGCAGGAGATAGAATTACAAAACAAGGTGGCGATTTAGTAAATGTTGTTGGTGGAAATCAAGGCGGTCAAGTCTCTTTAAGAGATCAAGAATCTTTGTATAACAAAAAAAATATAGTTGCAATTAGAAGAATTACTAGAAATGATATTACTTTAAATTTAACAAAAGAGTTAGCTAAACAAAATCCTACATTTGGTCAGTTTTTTAAAGAGCGTCGTAGCATAAAACACGCTAAACCTCCTAGACCCAATGTAACTCCCATGCTTCCTACACCTATAACTACTCCTATAGGATTAAACAAAGGCGGTATTACAAGAAGTCACCCTAGCGCAATGACAGCAGACGAATATTACGATGCTGAGTCAAAGAGGCTTGAAGAAGAAGATAAAACTGAAGAGAGTTTAGGCTTATCGTCTGTACCTTTTTATGAAAGACCTTTAGATGCAGATGTAACAGACAAACAAGTAGGCGGTTTTGGAGAGGGTGAAACGCCTATATTTAGAACTATACTAGGTAACACTTATACTGTATCTCGCAATCCTGATCAACGTACATCTCGTACTAAATTTAAAGAGGATGTTGTACCTGCAATAAAGAAGTTTGCAGATGACCCAAGGTTGCCTACAAAGGATGAGTTAGTAAGCGCAGGTAAAGCTGTAGGTGAGAGTGTAGCAGACACAGTAAGCACACCTAAGAGGTTGTTTACAGGGGAGCAAAGTCCTACTGAAACTCAAATGGGTGATGCGTTTGATATTGCTGGTGGCACTGCACTAGGTGCTAGTGTTATGGAAGCTCCCAAGGGCGCAATTCGTTCTTTTGCAGGTAGAGAAGGTGATCCCGGCGGTCCTACATATAAAGATAGAACAGGTCCATACATAGATAGACAAGTTACAGCATCTTTTGATCCGTATTCTACTGTTTCTAAAAAAACATTAGGGGAGCTTTATAGTAATTTTAACGATGTAATTGATTCTGATCCAGATTATCCAGACCCAAATGCTACTCCTGAAGCATTAAAAGTACTTTCTGATACTCCTTTAAGAGATGTAATAAGTATTTTTAAAAAAATATATAATGCAGATGGTACTAGAAAACTTTCAGATTCTGAGGAAAATACTCTTGTAAAAAGGTATTTAGCTCTTAGTAGACAATTTGCTTCTAAGTATCCTAACACTATTAATCCGACCTCTGGGGATGCTTATAAATTAAGGCCAAATACACCACAATTTGATGTTTTAAAAAACTCAACTGAATTATTTAAGTTTTATCTTAGTTTTATGAAATCAGTTAGAGACGATAAAGAACAAATGTTTTTTGATAATCCTTTTACGGATGCAGGATCAAATGACCCTAAAAAAGACATATTTAAATACAATGTAAAAGACGTTGAAACAGATTTTCCTGTAGAAGCTAAAGGTATTGATGTTGCTGGTGGATTACTTAATTTACCTACTCATTTGCAACAAGCTGTTATTGGAGGTAGAAGTTCAGGTTTACTAGGTTTATCACAAAATCAAACTGTTAAATTTAGGAAACCTATTATTGAGGTAGTAAACACTATTAAGATGAAGCCTATGAAAATACAAGGCGAAACATTTGATACTATGTTAGGTAGGGACTTTTTAACTGCTTTACAAAAAAGTCCAGCTATAGGAAAAGACTCTTATTCACAAATACTAATTGATCCTGACCAAAGATACACTAGAGATGACTTAAGAAAGATTGTCTCATCAGATGAATATAATGTTAACGGTATTGATTTTGGTTCTGGATATAAAAACACACAAAGACAATACCTTGTAGGTTTTGCAGGAGGTAAGGAAGTAGGCTATTTTGAGATGCCTATTTTGACTACTACTCCTGAAAAAGGAAGACTTTCATATAGTCCTAAACCTACTACTGTACGTATGGGTTCTGCACACTTTGCTAATGAAGATATAGCACACTTTAGAGGGTCTATTATTGATCCAGAAGGTATGCTAGAACCGGGAAATAATTTAAGATATGGAGATTTGGATAGATTTAATTATTTTGTTGATGGTAAAAAATTCTTACTTATAGAAGAAATACAATCAGATATATTACAAAAAGGTTATTTAAGGGACGAAACGGAGTTACCAAAAAAGAACTTTAAAATGTTTTTGCAAGAGACTGACTCCCAAGAGACAGACAATCCAACCACAGTTAGATACGATACTGCAAAGAAATTTGGTTTTGATGCTGCAGAATTGTTTGGAAAGGCTGATCAAGAAGGTATACTTGAATTAGACCCACGTTCACCTATTGCCAATTCTGAAAGACGGGCTGTTAGAGATGACATAATTGAAAAATATAATAAGGCTAAATTAGCATATTCTAAATCTACTTTAGTTCCTATGGCTTTGGATCAAAAATTTCCAACTTTAGGACAATTAAATTCCGATTATATTTTTTATGAGATGTTAGCAAAACAATTACCTGAAGACTCAAAAAGAGTTGTTAAGCCACCAGTATCTAGTAAAAAAAATTATAAACAAGTAACTGATGAAGTTTTAAAAGCTGCAATTTCTAAAGCTGTTCAAAGCGGTGCTTTACGTATTGTTATACCTAGTGTAAGTAGGTTTGCTGTTATTAGGGGAATAGATAAAGAAAATCCTCCTAAAGTTTTTAGTGGTTTATACGATAAAGATTTAAAAAAGAGTTTAATGGAGTTAAAAGAAAACTATCCTTCTGTAGTTATTAATTACGATGTTGTTTTACCTTATAGAAATGATCCAGATTTAGCATCATTTGATCCAGTAAATGATGATCCTGTTGATTTTAAATTAGGTGATCCAAAGGGTATTGTTATTGATCTAAGTGCATTAATGCAAGAAAAAGAATTAAGATATCCTAGACAGTTTAATAAAGGTGGTCTTACGTCAATAGACGATCAAATGAAAGAGGTACTACAATGATTGGTGAAGCTGAAATACTAGACCCTGTATCGGGCAATGACGTACCGCCGGGATCGTTACCAGAGGAAGTAAGGGATGATATAGATGCCAGATTATCTGAGGGGGAGTATGTTGTTCCTGCTGATGTTGTTCGTTACTTTGGGGTAAAGTTCTTTGAAGATTTACGCAGTCAAGCAAAAATGGGCTTGCAACAGATGGATGCAGATGGTAGAATAGGCGGTGATCCAGTACCTGCAGAGCAACCACAAGCGCAAGATGATAGTATGGAAATAGCCCAACTAAAAGCTGAACTCTCTCAGTCAGGTATGTACGCTGGCGGGTTAACGGATGGTAATAGCCTTGATAACTTTATTGATGACGCTTCTCGTAGTCCTATGGTTAATGGAAGAATGAGAGCAGGTGGTGCTACAGTTAATATGGCTGTTGGTGGTTTAGCTGTAGGTAACTATGGTGATGTTACCAAGGTGGATGGTATTATACAAAAGCTTATGACTGCAGCTAACAAAGACCCTGCATTAATGCAGAAGCTTGCCAGTAAAGGTATTAAGATAAACAATACAAGTGCAGATAAAAAGTCTGCTGAAATGCAACAAGCTAATAAGCCTCAAGAGCCTACTGATCCTGTAAAGATGCAGGAAGGTGGTCTGACCTCTAATGATGACTTGATGGCTACTGCAACTAAAACCAATCCTTTTTTACAAAAGTTTAGTACTGTAGGTGGCACTGCTTTTGAGCCTATGCTTGAGGACTTTGAGGATATGAGTGATGAGGATAAAGCTGCACTAGAGGCTTTTACTGATCCATCAGGTGTAATTAAAGAGGTATTTCTTGTAGATGCTGAAGGTAATAGATTTACTGTAGCTTGGAATACAGCTATGCCTGTGCCTGAAGGTTTTACTTTAGAGGAAATTCCTGAAGGTTTTAACGCTACAGAACCTGTGTATCCTGCAGGTACAGTTATTAATCCTGCAGTTCAAACTGAACGCAGAACAGGAGATGAAGGTCCTAATTTTCCTGAAGCTTTTAGTACCTCTGGTAGTACAGGAAGATCAGGTAATCTTTCTACTAGCGGTTTATCTAGTGCTGCATTAATTGGTATTGATACAGATTATAAGAATATGAAAACAGAGGATTTAGAAGCAACTTATGAAAAATTAGAAAACAGATTTGGTAATAGTACAATATTTGGTGTTGTAGGAAGTGCATTACTTGCTGGCACAGGGGCGGCTGCTTTTGTACCTCTTCTTACAACGGGTAGTAAACTTGCAGCTAAAAAGAAAAAACTAGACCTTGAAAAAGAAATAGTTAAAAGGTATGCTGAAGCAAAAGAAAAAGCTGGATCAGAATATACTTCTAAAAACAAGTTTGGATTTGACAGAGATTCTGATGAAAAAAATAAATATTTAGATAATGAGCAAGGTACATTAAGAAAAGAGTTAGATAGTCTAAGCTCACTTTATGAAAGAAAATTTGCAAAATCACTTAAAGATGACACTGTTATCCAAAGAGTAGGTGACTTTTTACTACAACCGTTTGATGCTATGTTAGGTAGAAAAGAATACACTGATATTATGGAAGCTGCAGAGGCATATCAAAAACAGCTTGACCCTGCTGCTGTTAATGCGTCAGTATCACCTAATGAGAGAACTCCTATTATAACTGCACAAAGTAGAGACACAGGTAGTGAAAGACTATTTGAACAAGTTCGTAGAGACACTGCAATGGGTAAAGCAAAACGCAATGCATTTGAGAGTGCTAAAGCACAAAGAGAAGCAGATGCAAGAAAAGTGGCTGCAGCTAATAGAACACCAACTACCACCTATAATCCTAACACAGGTAACACAAGCACTTACGTTATGAACCCTGATGGCACTAGAGGATATACAGGTGGCACTTCTGCAGATGGGCGCAGTTGGTCTACAGGTAAAGCTGCTGCTGATGCACAGGCTGCTAGACAAGAAGAAAGAGAAAAAGGTTTTGAGCAACAAAGATCAGACTTCTTTAGCAATCTATTTGACGAAGGCGGCTTAGTAGCCAAACCTGCAGCAAAGAAACAAAAGAAACGAACAACCCAGCGACGAAAAGGCTTAGGCACTAGGCCATAACTACAAAAAGGAAAACTAATGCCACCAGAACTAACAACTATGGAGAAACCTAAAGTAGCAGGTTTTGTAGATAGCAACTACCGCAATGCCAATGCACGGCGTATTGCTGAAGAAGAGGCTGAGATTGCTAAACTTAGTGATCCTCAAGCAGAAGAAGACAAAACAGAAGAACAAGCAGAACCAGAAAGTGTTGCAAAAGAGCAACAGGTTGATGCTAAGGAGCCTGACACAGGGGAAGAACGCACATACAAGAAACGGTATGATGACATTCGCAAGCTCCAAAGCAACACTGCAGCAGAACTAAAAGCTATCAAGGCTCAACTAGAGAACGCCAAAGAGCAAGGCATTGTACGTCCACCTAAGAGTGATGAAGACATTCAAGCGTGGGCTGACAAGTACCCTGACGTTGCAGCTATTGTTGAGACTATTGCTGAGAAGAAAGCACAAGAGAAGTTTAGCGTTGCAGAGGAACGTCTACGTGAAATAGATGAAATGTCTGCAGAGGCTAACCGTAGTAAATCTATGGATGCTATTCGTGAGTCACACAGTGACTTTGATGATCTCAAGGAAAGCGATGAGTTTCACGATTGGGCAGGGGAACAGCCTAAGTGGGTACAGGATGCTTTGTATGAGAATCAAGATGACCCACGCTCTGTAGTACGGGTCATTGATCTTTATAAGGTAGATAAAGGTTTAGACACTAAGTCACGCAAAAAGTCATCTAAGGCTGCTGCATCTGCAGTTGTAACCAAGCGTACAACCAAGCCTACACAGGCTGAGACTGATGTTTCGTTTACTGAATCCATGATTAGCAAGATGTCTATACATGAGTTTGAGGAAAACCAAGACGCTATTATGGAAGCACAACGGTCAGGTAAATTTATTTATGATCTTTCTGGGGGTGCAAGGTAAATAAAAGCTTGACAACAAAAGATTACTAAGTATAACTATACATACGAATTACTACTTTGGGAAGCAAGCCCTACTTTATTGTAGCTACCTTGCTTCTCAATTACTACTAAGCACAACATATTAGTTAAGACCTACCTGAATTTACAGGCCCGTTATTATAACGCCACCCTTCAAAATGCAGCCTCTTCAACTTGTGTTAAGCTTACTTAAACCTAAGCCAAACATTCAATGGAGGATTCATTATGGCTTTTACAACAGCAACAGGTTATGGGAATTTACCAAACGGTAATTTTAGCCCTGTAATCTATTCAAAAAAAGTACAGCTTGCATTCCGCAAGAGTACTGTATGTGG